GCCTCCGTCCAGCTGCTAGGGCATAACACCACAGGCCCGTGCCTGGTGTGGTACTCGGTCACCACCTGCTCAACCGCCGCATGACGCTCATCACGTTTCAAGACGGCAAGCCCGTCCTGCGTGACGGAAAGGTAGGGACGGAGCAGGAGTGCTGTTGCGGGTGCACTCCGTGCGCTTGTGAGAAAGCAGTGGATTACACGTTCAATCAGCGCGGCAAATGGGAGCTGGGCGACACGCCACCAGAGCCAACTGAAGGCGAGGCGACCGCTTATAACGCCAGCGATTCATGCTATTTGCAGACCCTTACGCCGTGCCAAACATGCTTCGATTTTGATATCGTGCCGGATGGTGACATATGTGTTTGTGGGAACGGTGGATGCTACGAAGGCTTTGAGCCGGTCGATTTCATCATATGCGAGTTTACAGACAACCCAGACGTGCGCGACCCGCCTCCGATTTGGTGGGTGTCTGTTGAGCTGGCACCGTGCATGCGGCTTCTGTGTAATGCCGCTGGCGAATACACGCTGGAAGTGTGCCAATTGCAATACTGCGCCGGCGCAGAAAGCAATCGCGGAAGGCTTACAAAACGCTCGTTCTCAATCGTTCTTGATGAAACAGGCTGCCCCGAATCATTAGGCGACGAACTGACCTCAAGCGTGTCTGATTGGTATGGTCCTGATGGCGGGTGCCAATGGAAACCGCTAACGGAGCCGCATCCAATCTTCAACATTGACAGCGACTACTGCAACAAAGACTGCTGGCAGGGGATCAATATGGACACCGTAGCTATTCGCGACTTGAATCCCCTCCCATGATTCGCTGTCACCTGCGACACCTTGAGGCCCGATGCCGCGAGCGTGGCTACGCGCTGGAGCAGGTGCGACCGTGCATTGTCAGCGAGCGCGGTGCGGTCATCACGGTTGACGAGACGCACCCCGCGTACCCGCGAGCGAAGCCCGGCCTGGGCGACATGGTGGCCGCTGGCCTCGACGCCATCGGCGTCACCAAGGAGCGGGTGCAGGCCGTGGCATCTGCGGTCGGCGTCAAGGACTGTGGGTGCAAGAAGCGGCAGGAAGCGTTAAACAACCTGGGCCGGAAGTTCGGTATCGGTTGACGCCCCCGCTACCGTGGCGTGGGAAAGGACTCGCCATGGCCGGCTGGCTCATCATTCTCACTGGCGGCATCTACGCAGTCGTTGCCGCGGACCTCGCGTGGCACGGGAAGACCGGGCTGGCGATTGCTTACCTGGGCTATGCGTTTGCGAACGTCGGACTCTACATGGCGGCGAGGTGACGCATGCCCGACGATCACGTCTTCACTTTGAACGGCGACGAGCGGTGGCTCATCCGGTTCACCACATTGAAGGGTGCGGCCTACGGGTACACGTTCAGCCAGAAGGCGAAGAACCCGCGAATTATCTTAGACGCTCGCATGCGTGGGCGGAAGAAGCTCGAGGTGCTGGTGCACGAGCTGCTGCACGCCTTGAATCCGACGCAGAGCGAAGAGCACGTCGAGCAGCAGGGCAAGGACATCGCACGGGTGTTATGGAGTCTCGGTTACAGGGAGGTGCAGGATGGCGAAGACGAGTAGTTTGCTTGATGAAGTGAAGGCGAACCTGAAAGACCGCCGTGGGCCTGCGTCGTGGATCGACTTGCTACCAGCCGACCTGGCCGCAGAGGCAATAGCGATCAAGGCCCAGTGGCGTGACGGCAAACTGGCGACCACGAAAACCGCACTGGCCCATAGTCTCGCAAAGGGATTGCAGGCTCGCGGCGTGAACATCGGCCACTCGGGAGTAACCAGATGGCTCGAAAAACCCTGACCTCTGAAGTGGCGGACTCACTCGCCAACGTCACCCAACTCGCGGCCGACGCGGAACTCGCGCGGCTGCGCTCTGAGGTGGCATCGCTGAAGGGCCGCTACAAGGCGGCACTGTCGCAGATCGACAAGGAACGCGAGCGGGCGGATTCCATGCTTTCGCTCCAGGGCGTGAAGCCCGTGCGGCCAAAGGTCGCGTCGAAGAAGTCAGCCAAAAAACATGACGCCACAATGGTGCTGATGCTCAGCGACGTGCACTGCGAAGAGCGAGTCGCGCCCGAGACGGTCAACGGCGAGAACGACTACTCGCTCGAAGTCTGCGAGCGGCGACTAGATGAACTGCTAAACCGTTTCTTCCTCATGCTCGATCACGAGCGACACCTGACCGACGTGCGGCGTGTTCTCGTCTGGCTGGGTGGCGATTTCATCACAGGCCACATCCACCCAGACTGCGCCGAGGTGGCGCAACTCTCACCGCAGAACGCCACGCTGTGGATCCAGGGCAGGCTTCGCGGAATCATCGACGCGATAGCGGAAAGAGTCGATTCTGTAGTAGTGGCCACGAACGCAGGCAACCATGGGCGCAGCACGGAAAAGAATCGCATCGCCACGGAACTCGATCACTCGTGGGAACAGTACATGTTCCAAGTGCTGCGGCGTGAGGAGAAGAATCCTAACGTCTCGTGGCAGATCGGAACGGGCCATCTCAACTACATCGACCTTGACGGGTTCATCGTTCGCACCTGCCACGGTCACAACATCCGCTACGCCGGGGGCGTCTACGGTCTGGCACTGCCGGCCAGCAAGGCGATTGCCGCGTGGGACGCTCACCGCCGGGCCGACCTGACAGTGTTCGGCCACTACCACACCTGGGGCTGGCTGCGTGGTGGGCGGTATGTGAGCAACGGCTCGGTGATTGGACACTCGCCGTACGCTGTGGCCATCAAGGCAAGCCCGGAGCGGCCATGCCAGGGATGCGTGGTCATCGACCACGGCAGGAAGGAAGTCACGAAGGCGTACCCGCTGTTCTGCGACGGCGATCTACGAAAGGGGACACCATGAGCACGACACTTGAAGCGGCTAACGAGACACTCCGCAATGCGGTGCGCACCAGGCTGGACGCGACGCCAGCAGATGATCCGAAGATGGTGGGCTATGTGTCGCCGGCTGTAACGGAACCTCTGCAAGAAGTTGCAGAAGCAGAGGAAAAGCAACACGTCAGCGAGACCTATGCCGAGTGGGACAGGCTGCGTGGCGACGGGCTGACGCAGACCGGCGTGCACCCAACAAGCCAGGCGTACTTCGATCTACTGGACCGCATGAAGGCTCTGCATAGTTCCAAGAGCCGCGACTACGGCAGCGAGCACGACCCGCTGGCCAACATTCGCAACGGTGCCGTGTTCGTCGGCATTGAGCCGTGGAAGGGCGCGATGGTTCGCCTGTCCGACAAGGTGACGCGGCTGGCCACGTTCAACCGCACTGGCACGCTCACGCACGAGGGAGTCGAGGACAACCTCATGGATCTGGCTTCGTATGCCCTGCTGGCTCTGCTGCTGTACCGGGAGGAGAACGGTGCCATCTGAGCCCCTCTCCGACGCCTACCTCCAGCAGTGCGAGTTCGACGCCCGCAAGTTCCAGGGCACTTGGGACCAGGGCACGAGCGGCACGCTCGCGGCGCACGTCATGCGTCTGCTTGCCGAGTTGTCGCGAGTGAAGGGCCGGCTGGCCGTGACGATTGCACAGCGGGATGAGCTGCCGTCGCTGTCGCAGATCCGTGGAGATTGAGCCGGGCGGCGGGTCGAGGCGGCGTAGGGTCATCCTTTCCCCCGCGACGCCTCCCCGCTTGCCCGGCTCGTCCTACCTACTTCACTACCTAGTTTCCGTGTTGCTACCCAATTCAGCCGCTGGCCTGTCTCCTCCCTGCGGCGGCTCGTTCAGGTCGAGCGGCGGCAGGTAGTCCAGGGCCGACTGCTGGCCCGTGATCGAAACGTCGATGTAATGATCCTTTGTCGTTTTCGGATTGGAATGCGAAAGGTGGTCCGTGGCATCGCCGCCCCCTGCTTTCACGTATGAACCGCTCGCCTTGCGAATGGCGTGGAATCCCCTCGGTTTGACGCCGGCCCGCTGGCACAGCAGCCTGAGCGATTGGAATAGGCTGCTGGGCCGACGGTGCTCGAGCCACGGCCAGACGAGATCGGCATCCGCCCTGCGGTAGCGACGCAGCTGCTGGGCCAGGTCAGGGTGGATCGCACGCTGGATCGTCTCGATGCCACCCTTGCGGGTCTCGCCCAAGAACGTAATGCGGCAGGCGTCGAGCTCCACCTCCGACCACCGCAGCCGCAGGTGGCTGCCGATCCGCTCGCCCGTGTACCAAAGGGACTGAATCAGTGTCATCCATAGCCATGGGGCTGGCACGCCACCAATTGAGCCGTGTGCCGTTCTGGCCGCTCTGACGAGTGCAGACACCTCGGCGACCGTGTAGCCCAGTGGGGGCCGCGTGGGAACCCGCAGGCGTGGCAAATCAGGGAACTCGGCAGCGATCCGCTTTCTCGCGGCGAAGTTCCACAAAGCGCTGATGTGGGCCTTGTCCTTCGCCACGCTGGCCGGCGAGCAGACCTTGCCGCGGTGCGGTGTGACGGCCCGCCATCGCAAGAACTTCGCAATCACCAGATCGTCAAAGTCGGTAGTTTCCGGCTCCCGCTGCAGAAAGTCTTTTAGCCGGTCGATGGAATGGCCGAAGAGCACCACGCTCCTGGCCGACAGGTTGTGCAACGGTGCGTACCGCTCGTGCAAAAGCTCCCGAATCTTCATCTGACTGCCTCCCGTTTGGTGTTGTAGCGGCAGTATACACAAGTTCAGTGTGTACGACTTTCCTGCTCCCATGCCCTCCGCTACTACTTTTGTTCACTAGTTCGATTGTCGCGGTGTTGGGACTGCGATTCTCGGATTGGCGGAAGTGGGCGGATTCTGCTGGATGCGGCGGCAGGACAGTTTGACTGCGAACTATCGGCAACCTAGTATTTGGGCATGATCGCTATGGCAGACTTTGCGCCGGGCAAGTGGCTCACCGTATCCGAGGCCGTCGAGTACATGGGGTGCTCCGAGGCGTGGGTGCGGACACTCCTGGGCGCTGGCAAGCTCCGCGGAGCGAAGCGGATCGGCCAGCGGGTCTGGCTCATCCCCGAGGCCGCCGCCACCGAGGCCAAGGCGGGCCTGACGACCAGGGCCAATGGCAAGCGGCATCTCGCCAAGCGGCCAGCCGCCAAACGGAAGACGGCCAAGAAGGCCGCACGTCGCCGGAAGTAGCGTTTCCCCCGCGAAAACGCCCCCAAAAAAATCTTTTCTCACCCACTTGACGCCTAAGTGACGATAGCCTAGAGTACACACGTCAGGCACATGAGACCTGACGCAACGCCAGCCGGGAGACGAACGATGAAGACCGCCACCAAGACCGCCGCCGCCAAGTTTGTTGCCGCCGCCCGTGAGGCTGGATGGAAGATCAGCAGCCGCGAAAACGTGGTCACGATCACCAAGCACTTCACCGCTGGCAGCCGTGAGGAGTTCGTCAAGCTGGACGGCGAGTATTACGGCATCCTGTCGCTCGTGAAGGCTCGCGGCGGCAGCATGTGGGGCACGGACGGCTCGGGGGTCGGCGGCTACTCGGCCATGCTGCACGGCTGCTTCACCATGAACATCAGCGGCGTCAGCCCGGCGTTCATCGCCGCGATCTGACCGCACATCCTCGCCCGCTGGCACCTGGGCCAACGGGCACGACACCACGAGACGAAAGGAACCGAACGATGAACGACCAAATCAAAATCCTTGGAACGAGCGACGAAGACACCTGCGGCTGCTGCGGAAAGACGAACCTCAAGCGGACGGTTCGCGTTGAGGTGAGCGGCGAAGAGCAGCACTGGGGCGTCATCTGTGCTAGCAAGATTCGCGGCGGCAGCGGCAACGCGACCGACATCAAGTATTTGTCTCGGTTCGCGAAAACTGTTGACGCCGTCCGCGCAGCGGTCGCCAATGGCGGCAGCGATAGCGAAATCATGCGTGCCAATCGCGAGAACTTTCCATGCGTTGTCCGCGATGGCGTTGTCAAGTTGTGGGCTTCTCGCCACAACGGAAAGCATGACGCCGAAATCCTCATGGCCAACTGACAATTCAAGGGTGGGGCCACCCGGCCTGCCGACAGCTGCGAAACGGGTGGCAATCGCACACAGGATTACCCGGCCAGGGAGGGCCGCACTATGAAACGCCAATGGAACGCCGCCATGCAATCGCTCGTCTTGATCCGCATGGGCCAGGAACTGGGCACCGACTCGAGCTTGGCCCAGAACATCGCCCACGCGATCGATTTCGTCATCGGAACGCTGACTAGGTTTCTCTCTTGACGAACTGACGCTACTCGTTAGCCTAACTGACGCTACGCCAAACAGGTGTACGCAATTTCCAGTCCCCTCATTTTGTTGGTTGCCCCCGCTTGACGCCCCACTGAACGCCGGTATAGTTGCCACCCAAACCCAAAGGAGACACGCATGCACGCCGATCCCCACGCCCGCGAATACCTCGCCGCCGTCGCCGCAATGCCCGAGCACACCCTATCGAGCGGCACCACCAGCTACCGCGACGGCACGCTCGTCACCACCTACGCGGTCGGCGACCGCATTCGGTTCATCGACAAGGGCCAGACGCTGGCTGGCGTCGTGGTCGAGGTGCTCACCGAGGACACGTACCACGTGCGTCGGCATGTGCCCGACCACGGCAACCTGCACTACGCGGTGACGGCCGAACAAATTGTGCCGTTCTGAACGAAGCAAAGGACCGCCCAGCGTCGGAGACGCAGGTGCGGAAGGAGGCGGCAGGGAGCCGCAGACCACGGAAGGACGAGCCACCCGCCGAGCAGGACGCAGAGCGGGATTTTCATAGGACATTCGCAATTCGCGAAACACGAAAGGACGCGCGAGATGAGCACGGAGATCAGCACCCAGCGGGCCAGCGGCTTGGCCCTTCAATCGTTCGATGACGCCTACCGATTCTCCAAGATGGTGTCGGCGTCGGAGTTCGCCCCGAAGGATTTTCGCGGCAAGCCCGAGTCCTGCATGCTGGCCATCCAGCACGGCAGCGAGGTTGGCCTGTCCCCGATGCAGAGCCTGCAGAGCATCGCGGTTATCAACGGACGGCCCACGATCTGGGGTGACGCTGCCCTGGCCCTGGTGCAGAGCAGCCCGGTCTGCGAGTACGTCCGCGAGTACACCGAGGGAGACGGCGAGCAGCTGGTCGCCGTGTGCGAGGCCAAGCGGCGAGGCTACCCGACACCCACAACGGTGCGGTTCTCGGTGCCCGACGCCAAGAAGGCGGGGCTGTGGGGCAAGGCCGGGCCTTGGCAAAACTACCCGGCTCGAATGCTGACGCTGCGAGCACGTGGCTTCGCCTTGCGTAACGCATTCGCCGACGCTCTGCGTGGGCTTATTACGGCCGAAGAGGCACAGGACTACCCGACGGTTGCCCCGGCCCACGAGCCCGTTGTGGTGCGTCCGAAGCTTGACGCCCCCGCGGCGGCACAGACGACGGCCGCTTCGGGTGCGATGGCGAACGTCAGGCTGCTGGTGCAAAAGACCAACAACCTCGATGTGCTGGCGTCCTACCGTCAGCGAGTGCACCAGCGGCATGCCGATGGCACGTTCACCGAGGCCCAGCGTGACGAGTTGATCGGGCTGATCGACACGAAGTGCGAGTGGCTTGAGAGCGAGCCCGAGGACAACGGCCAGGAGTTCGCCGCCGAAGCCGCCGGATCGGAGCAGACCAATGCGTAAGCGACACCCGCTCGCCGAAGAGCCGCTGACGTTCAGCGGCAATGACATCGCGAATCTGCTGCACCACAGCGGCTACACGCGGTTTGCATCCTACGTGCGGCAGATGGATCGGCAGGTGCGAGACATCAATCGGCTCGAGGCGTCATGGGCTGCACAACTCGCAGAGATGGTGAAGCGACTGCACCAGTACGAGCCGCCTGCGCCGCTGGTCAACGACAGAGGCGGCAAACCAGGACCAATGAGCGACGGTTGAACCAACGGCACGCGGTTGCCTGAGCGGCTCACAGCTGCATCCGCCCGTAGAGCCGGCCCAGTGCGGACCAACGCCGGCAGTCGCAGCCTCTTCTCCCAGAGGTGATGCGACCGAGTGCCCCACGTCACGGGGCTAATACACACGAAAGGATGCGTGATGAACCACTACGGCATCGAAGGCTGTGCCGGCCCGCTCTTCGCCGCTCGAGCCCCGTCCGTCAAAGGCTCGGCCACCTCGGCCGCAGCTGCCGACTCGCTCGGGCCGGCGACGCTGAACGCACTACAGCGGCGTGTGCTTGAGCTGCTGCGGGAGAACCCGCACGGTCTCACAGACGAGGAACAGCAGGCCGCTTTGGCAATGAACCCGTCCACGCAGCGGCCACGGCGGATCGAACTTGCACGGCGTGGTCTTGTGGTCGAGGCCGGGACGCGGAAGACGGCTAGCGGACGGATGGCCACGGTTTGGAGGGTGGCGTGATGCCTACAGTCGTTGCCTTGTGGCCTGACAATACGACCAGCGTTGTTGTGCTTGAACCGTCGTGGACGCCGCTCGATTTGTTTTATGAGCTGGACCACATCGGCGATCCGCTGGCTGCCAAGGTGTGGATTTTAAAGCGTCAGCCGGAAGGCTCTGTTCACGTCACATTTGATTGGAATAGGCGCGACGAACACAGACTTCCGATGGACTTGAGCGGCAGTGCTGACGTTGGGCAAACGGACCAGAAACTGCACCCAAAGACGAAGGGGCTACGAATCAAGAAGGCTGGATATGAAGGCAAGGTCAAGCGGTTTGAGTGGCCCGCTGGAATAGTGAGGCAGTTCCTTTTTGCGTCTTGGCGTGACGCAGCAAGAAACCCAGAGGCCAGAGAGGCAATCCTTGCGGCTGAGTGCGGCAAATTACTTAACACTTTGCCTACGCCTCCGCCTCCGCTTTACACGGCAAGGGATGTCAACGCCATGGACCCGTTCTCTGGCGTGTACATCGCTTGGAATAGTGACGGAACAGCACACTATGTAGGAGAAAGTATCAACGTTCCTTCTCGTGTTCAGGCATCGAGGCCAGAGATTGGCGACAGGATGGTTGGGGTATTGCACTGCGACAAGAACGACAGACTTCGTATTGAGGCTCTTTTCGTCGGGCTTCTAAATCCGGCTGGCAATGGCGCTTCAAATTTGCGTGCGGCCCAAAGGGATTCGCAAAGGTCTAAGCGCGTACAGGAGGCCACGGATGGCACGCACTCGTAGCATCAAGCCGTCGTTCTTCAAGAACGAGTACCTGGCCGAGTGCGAGCCGATGGCTCGTCTGCTCTTCGTCGGGCTTTGGACGCTGGCCGACAGCCAGGGCCGGATGGAGTTCCGCCCGCTGCGGATCAAGGCCGAGCTCTTCCCGTATGAGAACTGCGACATCGTCGGCCTGCTCAAGCAGCTGGCCGACAGGGGCTTCGTCCGAGCCTACGAATCGGGCAACGTGAAGGTGCTTGAGATCCCGACTTTTGGGGAGCACCAGAGGTGTCACCCAGACGAGCGTGACGAAGGGCTGCCTCCACCCGACGAATCGGCGGAAACCATCGTTTTTCCCGAGCGAAACGCAAAGCCGGGAAATCCAACGCTGGAGCCGGGAAATCCCCCGGCTTCTTGCGCCTTATATCCTTCTACCTCTAATCCTTCTACCTCTAATCCTTTGGGTGCTCCGAGCACGCCGCAGCGGCGGCGATGCTCGAAGCCGGCCGATCCGCTTCGGTGGTCTGCGGAATCGGGCTGGGAAGGAATCACCGACGCTGACCATGCGGAATGGTCACAGGCTTACCCGGCGGCTGACCTTCCCGTTGAACTCGCCAAGGCCAATCAGTGGCTGAAGGCGAACCCCAAGAAGGCACGCAAATCGAACTGGCGACGCTGGCTCACCACTGTGTGGCTGAGCAAGTGCCAGGATCGTGGTGGCACCCACCGAGAGGCTGCACGGCAGGCGACACCGCCGCCGGTTGACCAGGCGAAGAAACGCTACTGGCGTGGCGATGCCGGCCAGAACATGACCGAGCGTGAGTACGCCATCTGGCGCCGAGACAAGCAAGGTGCAGGCGTAGTAACTGCGCTTGCCACGACACTCAAACTCAAGGACGAGAGCCTATGACCACCACGCAGCCGCCACCCGCCACCGACCGCCAGCGAGAGATCCTTGCGTTCGTCCGCGAACGCACCGCGCTCTGCGGCCCGACAGTCCGCGAGATATGCGACCACTTCGGGTTCCGTTCTCCCAACGGTGCGATGTGCCACATCCGTGCCCTGGAGAAGAAGGGGCTGTTGCGTCGCCGTGCCCGTCAGACTCGTGGAATCGAGGTGGTGTCATGAGGCCACGCCGCCAGGTCTCGCCGCGGGCGATTGCGAACGCATGCCTGCGTCGCGCGTGGGATGACGACGTTGACGACCGCAGCCGGCGGTTGCTCGAGCGGGCGTCGCTTGTGATCGAGCAGCTGATGGAGCGTGTGACGAGCAACGCCAAGTGTTTGGAGATTGTCGAGGCCGAGTTGGCGTCGCGTAGTTTTCCGTTGCTGGACGACGAAGACCCGGGGATGGGGCTATGACCGCAGAGCAGTTTGTGCTGATTGCGATTGGCCACCTGACGCTTGCCGGCACGTTCGTGCTGGGCGTTTTGGTGGGAGTGTCGATGAAGAAAGGACAGAACGATTATGGCCGCAACGAAGGAACGCAAGCGGAGTGGTGGCGTGACATTGAGCGTCGCCGATCTGAGGAGTGCTCTCGCCGCTGTCAGTCCGGCGGTGCCAAGCCGGGCACCGAAGCCGGTGCTGACGAACGTGCGTCTGGGTGACGGGCTCGTAACCGGCACGGACCTCGAGGTGCGGATCGACGCCGCCATCGACTACCACGGCGATGCCATGCTGCTGCCGCACGGACGGCTCATGGCGATCCTCGGCGCTGCCGGAGGTGACGAGGTGACGCTGGAGACGAAGGGGACGCAGTGCGTCGTGCGGTGTGGCCACGGCACGTGGACGCTGCCCGTCGAGGACGCGGCTGAATACCCGATCTGGGAGCCGGCGGACGCCAAGCCGGTGACTCGGCTGCCGGCGGACCAGTTCGCTCGGGCGGTGCGTGGCGTGGTGTTCGCGGCTGACCAGGAGTCCAGCCGGTTCGCCCTCGGGGCCGTGCTCGTGGACGTGAAGGACGGCGTGGTCACGTTCGTGGCCACGGACGGCCGCCGGCTGTGCTCGTGCGAGATGGAGCATGACCTGGCGGTGGATGACAGCACGACGCTCGTGCCGAGCCGGGTGATGCAGATCCTCGCCCGCGTCGCCGTTGCGGCGGGGGATGGCTCTGTGCAGCTGGAGGCCACCGGCAACGAGCTGCTGGCCACGATTGGCGGCACGACCGTCACGGCTCGGCTGACCGATGGCCGGTTCCCGCGGTGGCGTGACGTGATCCCGTCGGATGGCGGCGAGCCGACTACGGTGCTGGCCACGGAGTTGCTGTCGGCGACCAGGGCGGCGGCAATCGTGACGAGCGAGCAGTCGAAGGGGGTGCAGTACACGTTCACTGCCGAGGGCATCCACCTGCACGGGCAGTCGGCCGAGGCCGGCGAGTCGAGCGTGACGTGCGACATCGTGGAGGCCGGCAAGGCGTGCACGGTGAAGCTCGATCCGGTGTTCGTCAGGGAGTGGCTGTCGGGCCTGCCGGCCGACGGCGAGCCCACGGTGAGCGTCCAGGCCACCGACGCACAGTCAGCCGTGGTGCTCCGCACCGACACGTTCACTGGCGTCATCATGCCGCTGGCTACGGAGTGACCATGGAGAACCAGACGGCATTGATCCTGACGCGAATGTGGATGGCTGGCGAGACGGCCGAGTCGATTGGCAATCGCTTCGGCGTCTCGGCCAGTACGGCGTACAAAATGGCGGCCCGGTATAAGCTGCCGGCACGGCCAACGCGGCCGTGTCAGGTATCGCGTGACCCGTCGCCAGACGAGATCGAGCGGATGAAGGCGGAACTAAAGGCACGTCACATCGCGGAGCGCATGGCGGAAGACGTGACTACCACGCACAGCAAAGTGTCGCAATGGCGGCGCCGGATACATCAACCGAGAGGTGTGGCATGAGTGATCTTGTGCCGCCGATGATGCCTGACGATCTGGATGCGCTCATCCAGGCGATGGAGCGAGTGCAGCAGTTAGAGGCGGAGGTCGCACGCCTGCGGCTCACCGAAGCGGAGCGGGAGGCGATTGCGTGGTTTGCGGCGTACGCCGACACGCCCGGAGAGGAGCGGCACGCGGCCGTGCTGGAGAAACTGATTGCACGGTGTCGCGTGGATTTTGACCGATAATCAGCGAAAACCGCGAAAATAGGCGGCGATCATCACTGACCACAGAGAGCAGCCCGAGAAAGGACGTTGATATGACACAGAACGAACTGGCCGAACGGCTGCGAGACATGAGCGACGCGCTCAACATTTGCGGTGCCGATTACAGTGACGTTTTGCTGGACGCGGCGAGAGAACTGGACCGCAGGAGTTGGATTCCGCAGCCCACGCTCACCGACGAGGAGCGGCAGGTGATATTTCGCGCGATGTATCGGGTTGTTGGCGCAGATTCCGCAAAACTCTGGTCGCTGTTGGAGCGCACGAAGTGAGAACGCCAGCGATCAGCGGCTCGTCCGCTGCATCGCTTGGTTCTCAACGAATGGAGGCAATCATGGATGGCAACGAGAAGGCGCGGTTCGATTCACAGCAGCAGGCATTGTTCCGACAGTGGATCACATCGCCATCGGCAGGTTACGTCCGCCAAAACCCTGACGGCACTCCATACCGCGAGCCGCAGCCCGCGCTCACCGACGAGGAGCGGGAGGCGTTGCGCGGGATGCTTCCGACGATCATGTACGAACCGCACAGGAAGGCGATTGAGTCGATACTGGCACGGCTTGGTTGAGAACGCCAGCGATCAGCGGCCCGCGACCGCTGACGAAACTACAACCAGACGGCGGCATCGCGGGTCCGCTGCATCGCGTGGTTCTCTGGGAATCAGAGAGGGAACAATGAGCGAAACAGCGGTTATCGTCCTGGCTTTGGCGGTATTCGTCGTGATGATGGGCGCATTGTCTATCGGGTTCCCGCACAAGCCCAGCCATCGGCCTCGCTGGCATCGGCGACGCCGCTGAATTGCGCTCTTGAGCGAAAGTGGAGACGTAGAACGACAAGGATCAGGAGCGGCAAGGAGAAGACATGACCAAACCAAACGACACCAACGAGCCGTCTCTTGCATCCGCTGGTTCTCACGGGGAGCCAGTTGCGTGGGCTGTGATGCTTGCTGACGGCCAGCGAATCTACGATGTCTATGGCATCGAGGAAGAGGCCAAGGCGATTGACGAGGCTGTTACAGGGAATCACGGCGTCGTCCCGCTTTACCGCTCGCCGACGCTCACCGACGAGGAGCGGGAGGCGGTGGACAGGGTGAGGATCGCGTTCCGCGACATGGATCACAACGACATGACAATGCAGCAGATTGAAGATTACGAAGCGATCTGCGACCTACTGGAACGAACGAAGTGAGAACGCCAGCGATCAGCGGCTCGTCCGCTGCATCGCGTGGTTCTGTGAGCGTAGAAAAACGAGGTGAAGTCATGGACGATATTGTTGAGATCGCAAACTACCGAATCACAAGCGGCCAGGAATCCGACATATACGGCGACGTTGAACTTATGGGGCGTCTTGTCGCCGTGATCGCCAAGTTGCAGAAGCAGCGGCAGGAACTGGTAGACGCTCTCCGGCAGACCCGAGACACCTACGGCGGTGCTTTCGTCCCGGCGTTTGTTTCGCTGGAGTGCGAGTAGCCACAGAACGCCAGCGATCTGCGGCGTTAGTCCGCAGCATCGCGTGGTTCTATTTCGCGGAGTAGTTTAGGTGGTGCAGAACATGAGTAAGCGCACTCAAGGCCCACGTTCGAGTCGTGGCTCCGCGATTTCACAGAAGGACAGAGAGACGCTTCGCAGGCTGGATCGTGGCATTCACTGGATTGATGAACGCCTGGAGTTGTGGGTGGTGTTTTATGACGGCCGCGAGCGAAAGCGGCTCCAGAAGCGACGGGACTCAATGGACGAACGAAGGCGGCTACTGAGGCTGCGGATGAAGGGCGTCGGCAAGAAATAGAACAAGAATTAGGCTGCCAGTTCGCAGCCTAATACGGCGACCAACCGAGTTTCGCGGCGGCTAGGCAGACACGCGACCGAGAAAGACGGCGACGCCGGATAACGCCGTGAAGGATGCCCGGCTTGACATGCTCGCGATAGTGCGGGCATGGCGCTTACCAGAGAAACCGTTACCGGGATTGACCCAGGCCCGCGCGACTCTTCGTACGTCGTGTGGAACGGCGCTCGCGTTGTGCGTTCTGGCGATATGCCAAACGCCGAGCTTGCTGCGTACTTGGATTCTTCGTGCGACCCTGTTGCGTGCGAATGGATTGAGTCCTTTGGCATGGCGGTTGGCCGCGAGGTTTTTGAGACGGTTTTCGCAATCGGCATGTTCTCGCAGCACGTTCGTAGCCTGCGGCTTGTTCCTCGCCGCGACGTGAAGATGCACTTGTGCCAATCGCCGCGAGCCAAGGACGGCAACATTCGACAGGCTCTGATTGACAGGTGCGGCGCAGTTGGCACCAAGAAGTCGCCAGGCCCGCTTTACGGCATTTCTCAGCACCGATGGGCGGCGCTAGCTGTTGCCGTCACTGCGTTTGACATCTCAGCGACAGAGCACGAGGCAACTTTTCATTTGACGGAGGCACGGACTACCGTGCGGATCGGATGAGCAACGCCAGCCTCTACCGCTACCTAACTGAGCACTGCCAACGGCACAAGGTCGAGCACTACCTCGAGATCGGCACCCGTGAAGGCGACTCGCTGCGAATCGTGCTGGAGAACGCCGCGGCCGACCTGCTCTCGGTCTGGGTGGCGGATCTTTGGGGCAGCGACTACGGCGGCAGCGGACGCGGCAACCACCAGCACATCGAGCAGCTGCTGGACGATTTCAGTTTTAACGGACGCCGTGTGTTTCTCGACGGCAACAGCCGACACACGATCCCGGCGCTAATGCCCGAGAAGGCCGAAGCGTTCGATTTTGTGCTTGTGGACGGCGACCACTCATACGAAGGCGGCATGGCCGATCTGGTGAACGTCTGGCCGCTCGTGAAGCCCGGCGGCTGCGTGGTGTTCCATGACATCTTGCACCCGGCTCACCCGGATCTCATGCAGTGCTTTGACGAGTTCGTGGCGAAGCACAATGCACCGCACGAAATCATCACGGAAGGCTACGGCCTCGGAGTCGCGTGGAAGAAATGAACATTCCCGACCACCTTATCTACCCGTTGGAACCGTTCGCCGAGCTATTCCAAAAAAGGTATGAGGATGGCGTAACACGACTAGCCAATTCCAAGCTCGCCTTCGTCGGGCTGGCCCGCAACTGTGCCGTGCGGCTGGCTGAGAACCTCGGGCGGCTCGAGCACCTTGTGCGGTCGTGCAAGTCGTGGGCACTGCACATCGAAGAGAACGACAGCACCGACCAGACGCTTCAGGTGCTCCAGGAGTTTTCCGATGCGTATAAGCAGGCCACGTTTACTTCGCAGACTCTGGGCCGCGAGCACTACGGGGCCGAGTTCGCAGGCCGCAGGACGATTGCCCTGGCCGAGTACCGCGATGCGTGCCAGCGGTGGGTGCGTGATTGTGCCGCCGACGCCGACTATGTGATCGTCATCGACTGGGACCAGTGGGGCGGGTGGTCGCACGCCGGGGTTCTCAACGGCATCGGATGGCTCGTGCAATTGCAGGGGGCCTACGGCATGGCCAGCGTCTCGCTCAACGAGTTCACGATGCTAGGCATGAGCGAGGATCGCAAGCCGAAGATCGGCAAAGGATGGACGCACTACGATGCCTGGGCGTTGCGTGGAGTTGGGCAGTCTCGTTGCTACTTTGATGACTACACCGCTGGCCTTGGCGGCTGGAAGCATCAGTGGCTGCCGCCGGTTGGCTCGCCTCCCGTGCTCGTCTCGTCTGCATTCGGCGGGCTGTGCATCTACCGCACCGAAGCCTTCCTGCAAGGCACATATGACGGCGTGAAAGACTGCGAGCACGTTCCGTATCACGCAAGCGTCGCCAAGGCGACGGGCCAGCACCTTTACCTGAACCCGTCGCAGCGATGCGTTATGGCTTGGATGACCGACAATGAAGGGCTGCACGGCGACCATTAGCGTTGCCGCTTTCCGCGCCGATTGGCTGACGCACATGCCGATGAGGGCACTGTGCGAGCGGTGGACCATTTCCCGCGACCAAGTCATCAGGCTAAAGCACGTCTGGCATTTGCCGCCCCGGCACGACAGGCGACTACGGGCCAAGCCGGTGCGACAGCGTGACCCGACGCCCCGCGAGATCGAGCAGACCAAGAAAGAGATCCAGGCGACGTGGAGCGAGGAAGTACGCGAGGACCGCCGCGTAATCAAAAGCCAGCCCGTGACGCTCAAGCGTATCGAAATGACAGACGAAGCCTTGGACGCGTTCGAGGACCAGGCCGGCGAGGTGCAGTGGTGAGCGGCAACGATCACGTACACCGGCGGATCGTCGTGGAGTACGGCCAGCTGTACGCCTACTGCTACATGACTGACGCCAACGGCAAGGTGCTCGAAGAGGAGACGTTCAAGCAGCCGTTACGGCTCGACAAGCGGGACATCGCAGACGAGGCGGATGACTGCTACCGCTCGGCGTGGGATTGGCTGAACGACACCGTAAACGTGACGCCGCTGCAAGGCACCGACAACGACGAGGCAGAATCGGGTGAGGAGGACACGCCGTGAACTACGAAGCCACACCCGCCGAGCTCGACAAGTACGGATCGAACCTCAACATCTGGCAGCAGATTCAACTGCTCTCGGCCTGGTCGCCGCTGATCGGCTACGGCCAGCGGCTCGTCAACGAGATCGACCCGTACAAGAAGAGCATCATCGTCGGTGAGGCGTGCGAGTGGCTCGCGGCCAAGACGAAGAGCGTGGCCGACGATCAACTTGTGCGGCTGCTGTCGGACCTGCTGCGGACCAAGGAAGGCGAAGCGCTGGTGCGGTTCCTTGTGCTCCAAGTCGAGGGCCGCAAGTGAATGCTGACTTGGCATTTCGTGCCGTCGCCGTCGCTCTGGCGGTGGTTTTGGCGTTGGCTCCGCACCGGCAGCAGATCGCCGACGCGGCGGGCCGGCTGTACGCCGCCGGCAAGTCCCGCTCCGGGTTGATCGGCCGCTTTGCCGCCATCGCCCTACTGATCGCCGCCGCGTGGGGAAAGGTGCCGCTGCCGCAGCTGCCTGCCAGCCCCGTGGCTCCCGTGACCGTCGAGACACCGAGTGCCGAGATGCAGACGTTGGTGCAGCCGATTGCCGATGCCCTTCGTGGTGCCTCGCCCGTGGACCGTGCCTTGTGGGCCGAGGTCTGGACGAAAGCGGCGACGGTAGCGGCCGGAGACGCGGTCACGACCGAGGTGGTGTTCACGGACACTCGCTCGCTGCGGGCGTTCACCGCTCTCGCCGTGGACATCGCGTGGCGCCGCATCGGGCAGCATGTGCCGGGCGGTAACGAGCCGCTACGGGCCGCCGTGGAGGCCGCCTACGCGGTCGCTGTGGGCAAGGACGTGGTTCCGGTCACGGCTGACCTCCGAGCCCGCTACGTGGCGTTCTGTCGTGCCGTGGCGTGGGCCGGCGTCGGGAGGGGCTGACGCATGGCCGAGCATGGAATGGGCTACGTGCCCGATCCCGAGGGCGCCGAGGCGTTCGTGGCAACGCTGCCGCACCCGACGCTCTCGACGGCCGGGCCTGACCTGCAGGCCGCCAACCAAGACGTGCTTCTGTACCCGGCCCTGCTGGCGTGCTCGCCGGGCTGGCGTCGCGGCTCGCAGGGCAACGTCGGTTCGTGCGTGGGCTGGGGCGCGAGCCTGGCGGTTGACGTGCTGGCTGCGTGCGACATCCACTGGCGGAAAGATGCGGAGACGTGGGCTGGCCGCACGATCGAGGCGAGCCTGTACGGATTCAGCCGAGTGGAAGCCCGCGGCCAGCGGTCGAACACGGGCGGCGACGGGTCCACGGGCTTTCACGCTGCCAAGGCCATCCGTGACTTCGGCTGCCTGCACTACGGCGTGGACTACGGCGGCACGATCATCCGCGAGGAAGGAAAGCAACAGAGGGATCGTGACTGGGGCCGCAACGGCGTGCCCAACGTGCTCGAGCCGTTCGCGAAGGAGCGACGGTGCAGCGAAACGACGCTGGCCACGTCATTTCGAGAGGCGGCTGCCGCGATCAGCAACGGCTACCCGGTCGTTGTGTGCAGCGGCCAGGGCTTCAGTATGACGCGGGATGCAGACGGCTTTTGCAAGGCCGGCGGCGTCTGGTGGCATTGCATGTGCCTGATCGGCGTCCGATTCGGCAAGCGGCCCGGCCTGCTCTGTGCTAACTCGTGGGGCGACTCCAATACCACGGGAAAGCACTTTCCTGCCGACATGCCCGAAGCGGTGCGCAACTGCTCATTCTACATTGACGCTGACGTGTGTGACCGGATGCTGTCGGGCCGTGATTCCTACGTCTACGCCGGCTACAGCGGCTTCAAGCCGACGCAGATGCCCGACAACTGGCTGCGGGGGATTCTGTGATGCGATTCCTGGTCGCACTCCTGGTCGTGACCGCCGGCTGCGTTGCCACGCTGCCGAGCGACCACGGCATCACGGCAGACATCGCGTGCGAGACCTCGCGGATGGTCGTGCAGATGCGGCAGCAGATCCCGCCGACGCCTACGCCGCCCAGCGACGGCAAATGCCAGAACTGCGACGGGCGTGGCTACGTCGGTGATGGCACGGTCAAGGTGACTTGCCAGCCATGCGGCGGCACGGGCCGCGAGCCACAGAGCGTATGCGTGGAGGGCTGCCGTGACGCTCGCTGACCTGCAATCGCACGTCTACCACGAACTCCCAGTGCTGCAACGCACCGTAACAGGGCGTCGCATTGTGTATCGGCTCGTTGCATCCGCCGTGCGGCACTGGCCCGGCATGGTGCTGCGGCAATGCGACGCCGGCGAGGCCAACGTAGTGGGCGTGCATTTTGGGCGTCAGCTCGAACGGATCGCCCGCCGCGAATACGGCATGGGCATCATCCTCACGCTGGTGCTGTCTGCCCTCATCTCCGAGGTGGTGAAGATCCTGCTGCGCTGGTGGATGGAGCGGCAGGAAAACCAGACCGCGATGTATGCCATGACGCACAGCATGCGAGGCAGCCATGACTGACGCCGCGAAAGACACCATGTTCGGCATCATGGAGCGATGGGGCTTTCCGGTGTTGGTTGCCGTTGCCGCTGGCTGGATTCTTCGGAATGACGTGTTGCTGCCTCTGGTAGAAGAACATCGTGCGTTCGTAAAAGAGCTGGGCGAGACGCAACGCGAGATTGGCAAGGCGATCGGCGAGCAAACGCGGCTGCTATATGCGTTACAGCCGAAGGAGTGAGCCATGGAACACACGCTGCTGATCCTGCTGATCGTCGCGGTATTTGTGCTGGCAGTGAGAAGGTAACCAAATGGCGATGAACAACCGGCTGCTGCGGCCACGGGCCAGCGGATTCGACCCGCGCACCATCCCGAATCTGGGCATGTGGCTGGACGCGAGCAACGGCGGCAGCCTGACGCTCAACGGGAACACCGTCAGCGAGTGGCGCGACCTGTCGGGCAACGGGCGGCATGTCGCGCAGGACACCGCCGCGTCGCAGCCGAATGCGGTGAACCGCACACAGAACGGCCGGCGCGTCCTCGACTACACGGGCGGCCAAGAGATGCTTGGCAACGCCGCGACGCTGGGGCTTCTGCGAAACGTGAGCGGGGCGACGATCATCGCGGCCGTCAAATGGGACGCGCTGTCCACGATTTCGCTCGGCTATACGGCCGTAATCTTTTCGTCTGGAGCCAATTCCACGCAGGCCCGCGCGGCTCTCGCCTCTGTTGCTCCGGTAGTGAACAGTTTGTCGGTTGGCGGTCGCCGACTTGACGCCAATACATTCGCCCGGGCAGACGGCACAGGGACGACTAATCCGAGGATCGCGTCGGCCGTGTGCGACTACGCCAACTCGGACGCATTCATCTACGCCGACGGTTCTCTCGCCGGCAGCAACACGTCGTTCCAGACCACCGGCAACACGTCCGACACCGATAGCCTGGCCGTCTCTGTCGGCGGCGGCAACGGCGCGAACCTGCTGGACGGCTGGATCGGCGAGGTACTGGTGTGGCCCCGCGTGCTCACCGACGCCCAGCGGTTGCAGGTTGAGCGGTACCTCGGGCGCAAGTGGGGCATCACCGTTGCATGAGATACTTCCGCTCCACGCCCGCAGTGTACGCAAGCATCTGCGCCCAGTTGGACGCGGCTTACGGGTACCCGAACGCGCAGACGAAGACCGCGCGGACGCTGCCGCTGGTGGCGGACCTGCCGAGCGACGATCAGGGGCGCGTGTACCTACGCATTTCGGCAGAGTATTGCGCCTACAACCTGCCAAGCGAAATGCTCCCGCAACTCATTACCAGCGGTGCCGTTGAGGAGATCACCGCCGAGCAGTACGCGGCGACGCTGCCGCCAGGCGACTGACCGCAAACTGCACGATACGCCCCGCCACCGCGTAGGCTGGACGTAGGCCACGATTCGGGCACGACCCGAGCCATACCAGGAGATGACGATGAGCGACTCGATCATCACGCGTAAATCCCGCGACCTCGACATCACCCTGCACACGGCCACGAGCCTGGCCACCACGCTCGATATGCGTGACGTTGCCGGGGCTGTGCTCTCCATTGGCACGATCTCCACCAACGCCAGCACGCTGCAGATGTGGGTGAGCCCATCGAGCACCGGCACCTTCCGCCGGCTATTCAAGACGGACGGCAGCGTCTGTGACCTTACCCTGTCGGCCTCAAGCACGGACGGGCGAGCCTACTCGCTGCCCGACGAAGTGTTCGGTGCCGAGTTCCTGAAGATCGTCTCGTCCACGACGAACAGCACCGGCACCACCGGTGTGGTGATGTTCAAGAGCTGATGCCGCAACGGATCCCAACCCACAAGCCGCTCAGGCTGCGTACCGCCGCAAGGCGTGACGAGAGCGGACGGCCTAACGCGGCGGCGCGTGGGTATTGCGGCAAGGCACACAGGCGGTGGCGTCAGGCGGTCCTGACGCGGGATGGGTTCGCGTGCGTGGATTGCGGACGCATCGACCAGGCGAACCATGCCGACCACGTCGTGCCAATCGCTCAAGGCGGCGAGCGGTATGACATGAGCAACGGTGCGTGCCGCTGCTCGGCGTGCCACGCACGCAAGACGATGCGTGAGCGTGGCGAAGTGTTGCAAAATGCAACAAACCGGGGGCGGTCGGCATCATAGGGCCGCGCCGGATACCAAACCCCACGGTTGCCCCACGCACGCGTGGCCGAAATAAACGGCCCCTGGTGGGCCTGGCGTTTAGCCTCTGGCGAGCCGCCAGCGTCATCGGGTGTACAAGCCACCTCGAAACGGCTGGCGTCCTGCGTGATTCTGTGCGTTCGCGGCCCTATTTGCTCGCCTCCAAAAAGTGCGTTTTGCACTATATTTTCAGGCACGAAACGCATGCCGGCGGCATTGCAAAACCGATGAGTAGATGCCTACGATTGGGCATCCTCAAGGAGTTCCCGCATGTCGCTGTCTGTCGCTTGTGATGCTGATCTTGTTGGCCTGTTCGAGCACGGTGCGGCGTGCGTGAAAGTTGGCCGCCGCAGCAAAAGGCCGCTCGGCATTGCGTGGCATGAGTCCGCGACAACGTCGCCCGATGTGGTCGCCGAGTGGCTGTCATCCGGCTATAACGTTGGCCTGCTCTGCGGGCATGGCGGCCTGGTCGATGTCGAGTTTGATGACGCTGCTGGCCTCAGGATCGTGAAGCAACTCGGACTGCTGAACGCCGACACGCCGACGTATACAAGCGGCCGTGGTGAGCACCGCATTTTCCGCCTGGCTGATCCGATTCCTGAGTGCGGGTGGCGAAAGATCGGCGGCTATGAGGTGCGTTTCGGCGGGCTTCCGGCCCAGTCGGTGTTGCCGCCTTCGCGGCATCCTTACGGCATGTGGTACTCGTGGACGAAGTCGCCGTGCGACTACGCACCGGCCGTTGTGACGCTGGCCCAACTTGGCCTGGAGGATGCGTGATGCCCGTGCTACTTGCGAAGACGTGGGCCGGTTCCGATCCGGCTGGCTGGTGGATGAGTGAGAAGCTCGACGGCGTGCGGGCCGTGTGGGATTGCCGCACGCTCGCCACGCGTTCTGGCCAGGAGATCCACGCCCCGCAGTGGTTCCTCGACGGCTTGCCGGCTGGCGAGCCGTTGGATGGCGAGCTCTGGATCGGCCGAGGCAAGTTCCAGCAGACAGTCGGCGTCGTGCGGTCGCATGGCGGAGGCGACGAATGGCGGTCCATCCGGTTCGCGGCGTTTGATGCCCCGATGTCGCTGGGCGGGTTCGAGGATCGGCAGGCTGCGTTGCGTGACGCGATCGGCAATCGCGGTCTAGCGTTTGTGCTGCCGCAGATGCGGTGCGAGAGCCAGGCCCACATGCTCGAGGAGCTCGCCCGCGTTGAGGCAGTAGGCGGCGAGGGGCTGATGCTTCGCCAGCCGGCCAGCCGCTATGAGCGGAAGCGAAGCGGCACGTTGCTCAAGGTCAAGACGTTCCACGACGCCGAGGCGACGGTGGTCGGCTACGAATCCGGCACCGGCCGCAATGCGTCTTGCGTTGGTGCCTTGGTTGCCCAACTGCAAGACGGCACGGAGTTCCGCGTATCGTCAGGGCTGACGGACGCGCTGCGTCGTGATCCGCCAGCGGTTGGCACCGTGTTCACGTTCAAGTACCAGCAACTGACGGACGCCGGCGTGCCACGGTTCCCGTCGTTCTATCGCGTGGCGTAATGGGTAAGGGCCGGAAGCCTACGCCTAAACCGATTCTTAAGCTCCGAGGGGCTCGCGTTAGGGGACCGCATAAGAGCGGAATTGAAGCCCCTGCTGGCATTCCCGAGCCGCCTTCGTACCTGTGCGAGATCGGCCGTGCTGAGTGGCAGCGGATCGTGCCAATGCTTGAGGCGTCGAAGGTAATGAGCATGCGGCACCAGCACACGCTGGCCGCGTACTGCGACGCCCTGGCGGACATGGTGAAGGCCGAGGCGGAACTGAAGCAGCACGGGGCCACGTTCATGGACGATAAGGGTAGGGTGATGAATCACCCGGCCTGGTATCGCAAGAAGGACGCCCGCCTGCACATGCTGCGTTTTGCAGAGCAGTTCGGTTTGACGGCGTCGGCCCTGGCGAGAGTCTCAGCCGTTGAGCAAGCAGCGTCGAGCGACGACGAAGACCGCCTCATGTTCGGCTGAAAAGCCGTGCAATGCGTGCTCGTCTTGCCTCGCGGTACGGTTCTTTGAGAAGCACCTGACGCACGCCAAGGGCGAGCTCGGTGGTAAGCCGTTCCTGCTGCAGCCGTGGCAGCGTGACTACCTGCGGGCATTGTTCGCAGAAGAGAACGGCCGGCGAAAGGTTCGCACGTCGCTGCTGGCCATTCCTCGCAAAAATGGAAAGAGCACGCTGGCGGCCGGAATCGCTTTGCGTTGCATGCTCGAGGACGAGCCTGGGGCGGAAGTCTACTCGTGTGCCGCCTCAAGGGACCAGGCCAGGCTGGTGTTCGACACCGCACGCATTGCTGTCGAGCAGTCGCCAGTGCTGCGGCAGCACCTGAAGGTCTACCGCAACGCCATCGTGCGTGAGTCAACGCATGCCACGTACAAGGCACTTTCCGCCGAGGCCGGGATTCAGCACGGCCTGTCTGCTCACGCCGTGATCTTTGACGAGCTCCACGTAAGCAACCGGGAGATGTGGGAGGTGATGCTGTCGAGCCAAGGGGCGCGACGCAACCCGCTTACGGTCGCACTCACGACAGCCGGGCACGACAAGAAGTCGGTGTGCTGGGAGGTTTGGAAATACGCCGAGGCAGTGAGGACCGGTGCAATCAAAGACGAGACGTTTCTGCCGGCGATCTACTGTTCGCCGCCAGACTCAGACTGGCGTGAAGAAAGCACCTGGGCGATAGCCAATCCCAATCTCGGCGTCTCGGTAAAGCGTGACTTCTTGCGTAGCGAGTGCCAGCGGGCAATTGAGATGCCCGCATACGAAAACACTTTCAAGCAGCTGTACTTGAATTGCTGGACAGAGCAGGACACGCGCTGGATCGGCATGCACAACTGGGCCAAGGGCAACCAGCCCTGCCCGGTTGATCTCACTGGCCGCGCGTGCTTCGCCGGGCTCGACCTGGCCACGACATTCGACACCACGGCCTTCGTGCTTCTCTTTCCGCTAGACGATGGAACCTTCTGGGTGCAGCCGCACTTCTGGGTGCCGGAAGAGAACCTGCAGCAACGCGTGAAACGTGACAAGGTGCCGTATGACGTGTGGCAACGGAAGGGCTTGCTGCACGTCACGCAAGGGAACGTCACGGACTATTCGGCAGTCCGGCGTGACATCGTAGAGCTCGCCAAGCGGTACACGATTCGACAGATCGCGGTTGACCGCTGGAACTCAACGCACTTGACGCAGCAACTTCTGCAAGAGGACGGGCTCCCGGTCGTAGGTTTTGGGCAGGGATATGGAGCCATGTCGGCCCCATCGCTCCAGGTCGAGGCGTGGATTGTCGGCGGCAAACTGCTTCACGGTGGTCACGAAGTGCTTACCTGGCAGGCCGGAAATGTGGCCATTCAGACAGACGGGCAAAACATCAAGCCGAGCAAGCAGAGAAGCCACGAGCGAATTGACGGCATCGTGAGCCTGGTGATGGCTGCCGGCGTGCATGCCACTTCGACAACGCCCAGCCAGAACTGGGACATCATCACCCTATGAACGAAAACGCCGTCGCTGACTACAAGATGTTCGACCTGCGTGGCATCGACTGGCCCGAGGTTTCTTCCAGCCGTACGCCGTCTGGCGTTCGCGTCAACGCTGACAACTCGATGGCTTGCTCGGCGTACACGGCCTGCATCCGGGTGATCTCTGACGCCGTCTCTGCCCTTCCGCTCCACGTCTTCGAGCGGCTCGCCAACGGTGGCAAGCAGAAGGCCACGAGCCACCCCGTGTATCGCCTGCTGCACATGCAGCCCAACCCGTGGCAGACGGCCCAAGAGTTCCGCGATTGGATGACGGGCATGTACCTCCACTACGGTGCGAGCTACGCCGAGATCCGCCCAGGTGCTCGAGGTGCGGTCTCGGAGCTGTGGCCGTTGCACTCGTCTCGGATGGAAGCCGAGCGGCTTGAAGACGGAACGCTGCGGTATCGCTACCGCGAGCCGAGCGGCCGGCAGACGGTCTACAGCCAAGAGCAGATCTTCGCCCTGCGATTCACGACCGAGGACGGCATCAAGGCGATCCCCACGTACAAGATTTTCCAGAACGCCATCGGGCTGGCTCAGGCGTTGGAGGCCCACGGCAGCACGTACTTCGGCAACGGTGCCCGGCCCGGTATCGTGCTGGAGAGTGACAACCCGATCCCGGCAGAGGCGGCTGAGCGTCTGCGTGAGCAGTGGGAGCGGATGCACCGGGGGCCGGATCGAGCACACCGCACGGCAGTGCTACCGAATGGCGTTAAGGCTCACGAGCTCAGCGGCAGCAACGAGGCGGCCCAGTTCCTTGAGACGCGGCAGTATCAGGTGATCGAGATCTGCCGGGCGTTTCGTGTGCCGCCACACATGATCCAAGACCTCACCCGCTCGACGTACAGCAACATCGAAGTGCAAGGCACCGAGTTCGTGCAGCACTGCCTGCTGCCACATCTCAAGAGATGGGAAGCGGCCATCAGCCGCGACCTCATCGTTGATGACGAGCGGTACTTCGCCGAGCACAGCGTGAGTGGCCTACTGCGTGGCGACCACGCGAGCCGGTCTGCCTACTACGTCTCGGCCCTGCAGAACGGGTGGATGACGATCAACGAGATCCGCGAGCTTGAGAACCTCAACCCAATCGGGCCGGAAGGCGACAAGCACTTCGTGCAGTTGAACATGACCACGCTGGACAAGGTGGGCCAGGAGCCGCCGGCCCCGGAGCCGATGCCCGAGCCAGCCGTCGAGGTTGAAGACACGCCGGCCGATGACGCCGAAGACCAGGCCGAAGAGGAGGACGCGACCGATGGAAATTGAACGCCGCGACTTTGCGTTTGAGGACGAGCACGAACTGATCGTGGAAAGCCGTGCCGATGGCCGGGCCGCGATCATCGGCTACGCCGCCGTCTACAACCGTCTTTCGCTTGACCTTGGCGGGTTCAAAGAGGAGATCCTGCCGGGCGCGTTCGACAAGATCCTGAGCCGCCAGCGAGGCAAGGGCGACGTGGTGGCCCTGTTCAATCATGACAGCAACATCGTCCTCGGTCGCACGTCTTCCGGCACGCTGGAACTCTCGTCTGACGAGAAGGGCCTGCGGTACGTGGTGACGCCGCCCGTGAGCCGGGCTGACGTGCTCGAGCTCATCCAGCGGCGTGACGTGCGTGGCTCGTCGTTCGCCTTCACGGTGGACCCGAAGAACGAATCGTTCCGCACCGGCGAAGACGGCAAGGCAGTGCGGCAGATCCGCGAGGTGAGCGGTCTTTACGACGTTGGCCCGGTTCTGGTGCCCGCTTACCCGTCAACGTCGGCCGGCGTCGCCATGCGTTCCTACGAAGCGTGGCTGGCGTCGCAGACCGAGCCCACGCCCGAGCCTGCGGCCCAGGCGGATCGTTCGCGTTCGGCCCTGCGGGGCGTCGCCGCCGCCTGGGCTGCTTCTCTGAGGCTCCGCAATGGCTGACGCCCGCTGCACGTGCGGCGAGAAGTTGCGGTGCCGTTCTTCGCGCCCATGCGGTGACGAGCGGCAGCGGTATCTACGCTGCCCGCGATGCGGTGCCCGTGGCGTGGTGTTTGTGAAAACAACACTTTCTGAAGTGCGCTTCTGCAAGAGGGGTGCCCGCTAGTGCGACCGTGAACTCCATCGGCAATACCGCCGGCGGAGAACACACGTGGACAACCTCAAGAAGCTGCAGGACGAGGCCGTTACCCTCGCCAACCGGATCGACGCCGTGCGGGCCATCGAAGGCGACGCGGACAAGATCGCCGAGCGTGACCTCGAGCTCGAGACGCTGACGGCCGACGCCGGCAAGCTCGCCAAGAAGATCGACTTTGAGAAGTCGGTTGCCGAGTCGGCGAAGAATCTCCGCAGCGTGGTGGATCGCTGCTCGCCGGCCCCCGAGGCCACCGAGGAGCGGAGCGAGAAGGTCCGCATCGAAGCGGTCCCGTTCTCGGGTCGGCTCCGTGCGTTCGGGAACGCCAAGGACGCGTACTCGGTCGGCATGTGGTTCAAGGCCAAGGGCGGCGACGTTGAGGCTAAGCGGTGGTGCCAGGACCACGGCGTTGAGGCTCGTGCCCAGGGTTCGACCGGTTCCACGACCGGCGCGGCCTTCGTGCCCGACGTTCTCTCCTCGACCGTGATCCGGCTCGTGGACCAGTACTCCGCGTTTGCTCAGAACGCCACCAACGTTGTGATGCCGAGCGACGTGCTGCTGTTCCCGCGTCGGACTGCCGGTGCGACCGCGTACTGGATTGACGAGAACTCGGCAATCACCGCCAGCGACCCGACCTCCAACCAGGTCACGCTGACGGCGAAGAAGGTGACCGGGGCGGTGGTCATCGCGTCGGAGCTCCTGCAGGACTCCATCGTGTCGATCGCCGACTGGATCGCTGCGGAACTGTCGCTGACGCTCAGCAACGCCGTGGAAGCGGCTGCGTGGAGCGGCAACCCGAGCAACGCCCCTGCCGTGGCTGGCCTTGTGACCAGCCACACGGGTGGCCTGCTGGCGTCTTCGGCTGCCACCTACGCGGCGTCGCTTGTGACGGCTGCCGGTGACACGCCCGACGAGGTCACGAAGGCCAACCTTCTGGCGATGATGGCTGCGGTTCCGCAGCACTCGCGTCAGGGCGCCAAGTGGTTCTGCTCGCCGTTCTTCTTTGCGACGTGCATGCAGAACCTCGACCTCGCCCAGGGCGGGTCGGTTGGTCTGGCGGCTGGCATGGGTCCGACCTTCCTGGGTTCGCCGGTGGTCCTCACCGACCGGCTCCCGAGCGGTGCGGACTCGACGGGTGCGATCATGGCCCTCTACGGGAACATGGCGAACTCGAGCTACTACGGCATCCGCCAGGCCATCGAGATCGCGTCCAGCGATCAGGTGAACTTCCTGTCGGATCAGACCGTGATCCGTGCGGTGGCTCGCGTGGCGATCACGCACGCTAACCTCGGCACCTCGACGGTAGCCGGCCCGATCATCGGCCTGGTCGGTGCGTGAGCCTGACGGCTTGACGTGAAGTGGAAACTGGGCGGGCCGCTCCAAATCGGGGCGGCCCGCTCTCGTTTGCGAGGTTGACAATGCTGGTCAAGGTCGGCGGCACGGAAGTTGACATCCGTGTGGAAGCGATTCTGTCGATGCCGAGGCTGTCGTTTACTGCCAATCACTTCGCCTGGGCTCAGGCACTGATGCCGCTCGGCATTCGCCCTACGATGGGCACCGGTGCGTTCTGGAGCCAGGTCAACACGCGGGTGATGGAGCAGTTCATCGACAAGGCTGAGTACCTGTTGTGCATTGATTACGACACGTTTTTCACCAAGGAAGACATCGAGCACCTGTTCGCCTTGGCGATGACGTTCCAGTGCGACGCCATCACTGGGCTGCAGACGAAGCGGGAAGACGGTCGCCCGATGCTCACGCTCAAGGGCATGCTGGACAACCCGCCGCCAGACGGCAGCACCAAGGTCGATAAGGAATGGTTTGCCGAGCCCGTGCAGGAAGTTGACTCGGCACATTTCGGCCTCACGGTCATCAGCACGGCCGCTCTCAGGCGGTGCAAGAAGCCATGGTTCTGGGAGCAGCCAGATCCGAACGGTGGCTGGGGTGAAGGCAGGCGCGACTCTGATATCTGGTTCTGGGCGAATTGGCGGGAAAGCGGCAACCGCGTCTTCGTCTCGCCGCGCATCGTGCTAGGCCACGGAGAGTATGTCGTTACGTGGCCCGGCAAGAATCTCAGCAGCCCTGTTTTTCAGTGGGCCACGCAGTTCACGACCACGCTCAAACGTCCTGAGTCTGCATGGAGTGTCCCCCAATGAAGAAAATCACATTTACCCGCGCGTGGCGTGCCTACCGCAAGGGGCAGTCAGTTGAGATGACGGGCGGGCTGGCGACGCAGCTGGTTGCCCAGGGCGTGGCCATCGAAGACCGGCAGCAGGATCTGATCGAGACTGCCGCCATCGAGCACGACGCCGAGACGGCAGACGCCACGCCTAGGAGACGAGGACGCCGTGCAGTACCGAAGTCTGACCAGAGCGACGCCGCCAGCGGTTGAGCCCGTCACGCTTGCCGAGGCCAAGGCCCACCTGCGGGTCGATACCAGCGACGATGACACCTACATTGGCACGCTGATCGCTGCGGCCCGTGAGTGGTGCGAAGAGTATCTCGACCGCACGCTGGTGCATACGCAGTGGGTGGTGCGGTTTGACACGTTCCCGCCGGACGGGACGCACGACATCGAACTGCCTCGCCCGCCAATGGCTGCCGCTGGCACAACCACGGCGGTTGCTCTGACGTTCACGTTTGAGAACGGCACCACGTCCACCTACTCGACGGCGAGCTACCGTGTGGACCGGGCCGGCACGCCTGGCACCGTGAAGACGCTCTACGGCCAGACGTGGCCGCCGCATCTGCGGGATGACAACGCCATCAGCGTGACGTGGTGGGGCGGCTATGGGGCGAGCGGCACGAGTGTGCCGGCCGCGATCCGGCACGCGATCCTGATGCTGGTGGGCCACTGGTACGACGGTGCCCGCAGCGGTGTGCTCACTGGCAGTATTTCCAAGGAAGTCGAGTTCGGCGTGAAGTCCCTTCTCGACTCGCAACGCTGGGGCTCTTACCGATGATCGACGCCGGCCGGCTCCGCGAGCGAGTCACGGTGCAGATTGCCAGCGGCACGACGAACGCCCTCGGCGAGCAGGTGCTGTCGTGGAGCAATTCGTCGGCCGTGTGGGCAAGCGTGGAAGGCGTGAGTGCACGCGAGTCGCTGGGGCTTGGCCAGCAGGAGATCGGAGTCACGCATCGCGTGCGGATGCGTTACCTGCCGGGGCTGACGCAGAACATGCGTTTCGCCTGGCGGTCCCGCACGCTGGAGATTGTTAGCCTGCTCGAGCGTGGCAACCGTAGCGAGCACGAGATCATCTGCCAGGAGACGATCCCGTAATGGCAGGCGTCTTTGCCGGCGGCAGCGATAGGCCGCTAATTAAGCTGGCGCTGGGCAAAGGCAAGAAGGCGAAAGCCCTGTTTGCACTAGAGCCGCTCGAAGACGTGGCGGCCGAGCTCAAAAGGCTGCCGCGAGACATCAGCACGAAGTACCAATTGCGTGCGCTCAAGAAAGCGGCGAAGCCAGGCCAGGAAGCGTTGCGTAAGAACGTCGCCGCCCTTGGCGAAGTCACAGGCAACCTGCTGGCGAGCGTCAGCCAGGTGTCGCGGAAGTACACGAACAACAAGGCGAAGCTGCCAGTGGGCGTGGTCGTGGTTGGCTTTCGTCGCCCGGTGAACAGCAAGAGCCAGAAGGGCGCGACGCCAGCTTTCATCGGCGGCACCGTGCTTAAGGGCCCCAACAGGGCCTATCACTCGCACCTCGTGGAGTACGGCACCAAGGCCAGGACGCCGGGCTTTAAAACTAAAACTATTCGGCGCGGTCGCGTCATTTTGGGCGGCCGAATTCGCACAAGACTGGAATCCCGGCAGAAGGTTTCCGACAACCGTAGCGGCGTGCTGTCGTCGTTCAAGACGCGAGGCCCGTTCTTCCGGCCTGGCGTCCGCCGCTACCCCGTGGACTTTATCGCCACCGGCACTGTTCGTGGAAGCCCGGCCCGTAGGCCGCTGACGCGGGCCTTTCAGTCCACGCAGAGCCAGATGCAGAGCATCCTAGACGTGGAGATGCGAAAGGCACTGTCCGCAGCGATCCGTGCCACCCAGAAGAAATACGGAGACTTCGGCCTATGAAATCGCCAGAAGCCGTGCTGCGTACCGCCCTGGTCAGCAGCACAGCCGTCACGTCGCTAGTGAGTTCACGCATCTACCCGGTGCTCGCACCGGCGTCGGCATCCCTGCCTTTTGTCACATGGCGGCGTACCGGCATCCAGCGAGAGCAGACGCTGCGAAACCCGATGGGCATGCCCCGTGTCACCCTGGAGTATCAGGTGTACGGCGTCACGTATGACCAGACCCGTGAGGTGGCGGACGCCATGCGTGTGGTTCTGGATGGATACGGTGGGCAGTCGGAAAATACGGTTGTGGACCAGGTGTCGTTGGAGAACGAATCCGACGACTTCGTTTCACTCGGTGGTGCCGAGATGCCACCGGCGTATCAGATCACGCAGACCTACGACATCCGCTGGCAGGAGAGCTGACGAATGGCCACGACCC